CAACCAAATATTGTTAACCCTGCTAATGGTTTAACTGGAGAAGTTGGTGTTATTCGTGGCGGTGATTTAAGAGATATGCAATTAAATGTAGGGTTTATGACTAACCCTGCGATTGATCGTTTAGAAAGGGCGCAACGTTTAACTGCTGGTGTCCCTGCCGAATTTGGTGGAGAATCTACTAGCAATATTCGTACTGGTCGCCGTGGCGACGCTGTGCTTTCTGCGGTTGTTGATTTTGCTGTGCAAGAATCTCAAAAAATACTTGCTCGTTCTTTAGAAGCAGAAAATAAAGTAGCTATTGCTATGGCTAAATCGTATGCTGGCAATAAATCTAAATCGTTTTATGTTTCTATGAATAAAGTAAAAGGCAAAGTAGATTATGTCCCCAACAAACATTTTACAACCGACGACAACGTTGTTTCGTACAGTCAGGCTGGCGCTGATATTAACAACCTTGTTATCGCTGGTGGTCAACGTTTGGCTATGGGTACAATGTCGAAAGAATCGTTTATGAAAATAGATCCTCTTGTTGAGGATGTTGAAGCTGAACTTGATTCTGTTACTGCGGAACAATTAGAAGGAAGTTTGCTTGCTAGTTTGCAGCAACAAGCAGCAGGAGGGGCAATACCGCCTTCTGATCTTGCTCGAATTATTGATCTTGTTAAATCAGATAAAGCTGAACTTGCTGAAGCTGTTGAAAAAGTACAGCGTGAAGCGCAAGAAAGGCAAGCCACAATGGTTTCGCCTACATCCCCTGAAGCACAAGCTGGTATAGCCCAAGCCGGAGCAGGAGCAGAGGCAATGGCTAGTCCACCTCCTCCTGCTCAAGGTGGGGCTGGCGGTTTGCGTGAGTTGTTAGGAGCGTTGTAATGCCTAGAAAAGGTAAAGGACAAAAAATACAAACTGTTGCTGACCAACAGTATGGTAAAGTTAAAGAGCAACGTGAAGCGCAAGCTGTTGTTCCTTTGCCACGGATGGAAGAACCTCCTAGAGTTGCTATGAAAGCTGGTGAAGTTCCTTTTAATAGGCCGACAGAACGACGCAATGAATCTGTGTTAACTCCTCAATCGACAAGACCTGCGAGTAGACCAATATCGGCAACACGTAAATTTCAAATGTTGACTTCATTGCCTGTTTTAGAAAAAATGGCTTCTCAACGAGATGCTTCACCAGAGTTGAGGCAAATAGTTCGTGAGATGCGTGTAGCGATTGGACCTATAGAAGAACTAGGTTCGTAACGTGGGCTTGTACGATTATCTTAAAGACAAAGCAGGCGACGCACAAAATCTTGTTGACAAGATTATTCCTGATCCGATACAACAAGCAGCAAAAAGTGTTCCTATTTATGGGGAATTGTTTCAACCTCAACGTGCTGTTACTGAAACGCTTAGACCTTTTGTAGCCACTACTAATCTTTTTCGTGGCGCTGGAGGCACAGTTGTTGTAATAGGTAAAAACCTTTTATTTGATAGTGGAAGACAAATTTTTGGTAATGGCGACAGAGTAGCTCTTTGGGAAGACCCGTTAGCTGCAATAATTCAATACGGTAGAGAAGACATAGCACGTGATATTTTAGGTTTACCTCTTGACCCTGAAAATGAAGGCATGGGATCTGGCTATGGATTGTTTGCCCGTAAAGGTTTAGGTGGCGGTACTTTTGGTTTAGTTCCAGAAGAAATACGTGATGTTACAAGACCTGCTGTTCAAGAAGGCGTAGAAGGTTTGCATTGGGCTTTTAATAATTTAGTAGATAATCCATTGTCAATGACATTTACGATGATAAATAGAGTGCAAAACGCAGCAGGAAATAACCCTTTAAATTTGCTTGATTACAATACGTACAGTGTTTTATTTGACGCTAACGAATGGAAACAAGCATACGATGTTGCATGGGTTCAAGAACGTTCAGCAGGTCAAGCGTTAGCTACTGGTGTATATGCAATAGATCCATTTGATGAAGAAGCTTATAACGCTATTAAAACAAACGATTTATTTACTGTTATTTCAGGTACAGCAGATTTAATTAAAGAATGGAAAGATCCTTTAGAAAGAGCTATTAGAGGAACTAAGAACATATCACGTGGTGAAACGGCAATAGTTAAGTTAAACGACGCTGGAGATCTTGTAAGAATATATGATTATGGTGTTCCGTTTATGCCAGTTCGTCAAGCTATGCCTAATAAAATATGGGTTGTTGAAGGAACTGGCAATGTTCGTAAAATTGTTTACGATAAAGATATAACAACGTCAGCGATTCAAAAACCAGATAGTTTAACGCCTCCTCAAGGGATGGTTTCTAAAGTTAAAGATCGGTTTAATAAGCCTAATAATTTAACTGAACAAGATTTAGCGTTGCGTAAAACTGTTACAACTGAACAAGCTAAAGGTATGGCTGAAAGCAAATGGTTTAATGACACGTGGAATACGGTTATGGACGCTGTTCCTGATAATAAATTTTCTGCACAGTATAAGTCTAGTAAGATTGTTTCTACTAACGCTGACCAAACATTAATTAATGAACGTGGTGTTCGTTGGAGACAAGCTGCTGGTAGGAAAAATAATACTAAATTACCTGAGCGTGTGCAGACAGCGTTAGCTACTGCTCCTAGTAAACTTGCTGCTCAAAGAATTTTGCGTGAGTATTTAGGCGATACAACTGTTAAGGGTGAAATAGCAGAAGTTATTAGGCAAGCTGGCGCTGTTTTAATAGATAGTGATTATGGTAAGAGAATTAAATTATTAGATGACGTTGATCGTGCTATAACTAGGGCAAGAAAACGTATTAACGGTACTAACGGTAAAATATCTACGTTAAGAAATAGAATTGAAAAGTTACAAGAAAAACGTGAATTAATTTCTACAGAAGTTTTGCCTGTTGAAATACAACAAGCACGTAGAATTTCTGATTCGTTTGAAGGTGGTATTGAATCTGTAGATGATACTCGTCGGCGTATTCTTAAAACTAGGCGTGCTGCTAATACCAGAGAAATAAATGCTCTTAAACAAGAAATAGAGGATTTAAAAGTTGAACGGGTTAAAGATGAAAATTTTGTTCGAGAAGAGTCTGTTAGAAACGATGCGTTAGAAGCGGAATTAAAAATTGAAGGTCAAGTTTTTAATGATGTTCATTGGGAATACCATTTTGATTTTTATAATCAGATTAAAGTATCGCAACAAAAGAAAGTTACTTTAGATGCTAACGGCGATGTGTCGCTTCCTAAATCGCAAGTTAATGAATGGGATGATTTAGATAGAATTACTGCTCAAATTGTTGTAGATAAAATTGTTGAAGATGCTTTGTTGGCTGACAATATTGTTAAATCTGTTGGCAATAGAAAAATTTATCAACCGATTGGTGTAGTTCATAGGAATCATTTAAATAAAGTAAAAGAAACTACTGGCAATAAATTTACGTCTAATCATGACACTGTTGTTACTACTTTTGATAAAGCGTATTCAAATCCGTCTGTGTTTTTGCCTTTGGGAATAAAGGCTTTAAAAATATTTACTAGCCGTGTGCCTCAAGGCTTAATCCATTTTACTGATTTAGGTGGGCAATCTACGATTATGTTTGAGCGTGCTATTGAAGACGCTTCAGAATTTGTTATTGGTGGGAAAAGATTGCTTTCTGAAAAAGAAGCTGTAGAGATTTTAGGCAAATGGAATGAATATGTTTTTAAAGGTGAAGATTACTCAACGTTTGTTGAATATTACACAGCAACAATGAACAAATTGGTTTACAGGGCTGAAGGCATGATGCGTAAACAAGATATTAAAATTTATGACGATACAGGCGCATTAATTGATATACCTAAAGACTATCTTGTTAAGCAATTAAATGGCGCTCAAAAAGATTTTCTTAATAGGTTAGATAATAAAGAATTTAAACCTATTGATATGAGTGAAACTAAGTACACTGTTGATGAAACTGGGATGCGTGGCAAACGTATATACGATGAAGATGGTCAACTTGTAACAGAACGTAAAGCGTATACTGAGGAGCATACGTATACTAACGTTCCTGTTAATGAAGGCATACATACGTATACGTATAATTTAAGTTTAGCTCAGTTAGCTGAATGTTCTATTATTCCTAGATTTGATTTGTTGCAACGTGAAATTAATAGATCAATGAATAGAACTGATTATTTTGGTAGCGGTAAACGTGGGACGCAAAAAGAAGGAAAGTTAGTAGATCTTAAACGAAGCAAATACGCTAAGGCAGTTCCTGTGGCTGCTAAAGGTTTACAGGAAGTTTGGACTTCTGGTAAATTGTTAACGCCTCGTTGGACTGTGCGTGTGTTAACTGATGAAAAGTTGCGTGCTGCTGCTGTCATGGGAGTACTACCTATGTTAGGTACGCTTAACAAAGGGTTTAATCGTTGGGTTCAAAATATGCAGGCACGTGGTTTGAATTTAACTGATGAAGGTTTTTCTGTTGCGTTGCGAAATGAATTAAATAAAAATTTTGCAAAAAGTAAAGACGTGCCAAAAGTTTCTAATGATGCGACGCTAATAGATATAGTTAAATTTGTTGAAGAACGAGGTTTAAATTTAGAAGCTGTTATGGATAGTGCTTCTGCTCGTTATATAGAAGACGCTTTAAAAGCTAAAGAAGAAGCTACTAAAATAAGCCCTGCACGTAGAAAAGGTCTTGGTGTAACTGCACGTGCGCTTGTAGGGGGTATGGTTAATCCTTTGCTTGGAGCTGGTTGGGGTTTTAGATATTGGAAAAACCGTACTAAGAATTTACAAAAGTATGCTGTTAAAAGTTCAGCAGCGCAATTAGCGAATGCGTTTCAAATTGACGCTGCACGTATAATAGGAGAAGCAGCAGATGATATAACTGTTATAGAACTTGCTGAACGTTTAAGTTCTAGTGGCGATCAGTTGTTAAAAGATTTAGCGTGGCTTGAAGATGAATATAATTTTGGTTTGTCTTGGGCTGATAAAGATAAGGTTGTTAGTTTATTTGACCAAGCTGATATGTGGTGGGAAAAAGCTGGTTACCCTAGACAAACTATTGGTAATAGAACTTTTGGTAATGCGTGGGGTTCTGATTTAAGGTTCCAACGCATGTCTCAAAGGCAGTTATCTAGCGCTAATAGTCTTGACACATCTATGCGTGGACCTGTTGCTGCTGCTAAACGCCAAATAAATGAAAACATAGGTGAAGGATGGGAAATTGTTGATGTTCTTAAAGAAGGTGTTACTGCTTCTCAGATGAGAACAGCGTGGACACGTACTTATATGCAGATGTCACGTACAGGTACTAACGAAATATCATTTTACAACATTATGTATAATGACAGTTTGTCTCACGTGCAAAAAGTTGAAGCTATCGCTGCTTTAATTGAAAACACGCCTCGTTTGCAACGTAAGTATCAAATAAAAGGTTATGAAGGAAAAGGCGCTGATAGAAAAATATTTAAAGAAATAGCTGAAGACGCTATTGATGAAGTTAATGATTTTCTTCCTCCTGAATATTTCCCTGATTTGCGTGCCAAGGTGCGTGCAGGTGAGGAAATTAGTTGGGATGATGTTAAATCGACATTAACTGATCCAGAGTTTATAGCTAGACATGGATTTGATGGTAGTAAAGCTAACGAAATTATTGCTCAAATTCGTATAAAAGATAACTCTTCACGTGGAGGGTTTGGTAAAGCTAGAGATTCTATTAGTCAACCATCAGCAAAACAAGAAGGTTTTATAAAATGGACACGTGATTTGATTGATAAAACATTTCAAAATCTTGGCACAGGCGCAGCAGATGATATTTCAAGAGGACCATTTTTTGAATCTAGGTATAGGACGCATTTAATAGATAGCGCAGCGCCTTACGCTAAAGCTGACGGCACGTATGATTTAACGCCTGCTGATATTATTCGTATGGAAGACGAAGCACGTAAAGCAGCTTTTAAAGATACTAGAGAAGTTATGTATGAGCTAGCTGAACACAGCGAATTTGCTGAAATGGTTGGTTTTATGTCGCCGTTCTTTAATGCGTGGCAAGAAGTTATTGGCAGGTGGGCTGGGCTAGCTATAGAAAACCCTGCGTTTGCTTACAAAGGTGTCCGGTTGTTTACTAAAGATGATGTTGAACTGCCGATCCTAGGGTTGACACAAGAAGAAGATCAATACGGAAATTTAAATGTTGTGTTTAGACCTAAAGATAGCGCTCTTGCATCGTTGTTAGTTAATCCTAAATTTACTAATAGTATTAGTGACGCTGCTAATCAGGTGTTGCCTAGTTCTCCTATTGGTAGTGTCGGTGAGCTTGTTGACGAGGTTGGAATTAAGTTAGATAAAGATGGGTTGTTTACGATGTTGACTAAAACAACTCCTAGTGCTGGCCCGTTTATTACGTTGCCTTTACGAACGTTTATGTTTGATTTTAAAAAACCTGAAATAGAAAAAGTTGCTGGATGGATGTTCCCATTCGGCCACCCAGATGGAAACTTTGTTGAACGTTTTGTTCAAGAATTTACTCCGTCATGGGCCGATCATTTATACTACACAGCGTTAGATCCAGATAATCCTTTTCGTTTTGGCAATAAACAAAACTACGGATTGACCATGATTGATATGGTGACTTACCTTGACGTTAAAGCTAGAGAAGCAGGAACTCCTTACGACTACACTGACCCTGAAGTACAAAGTAGTGTTATAGCTAAAGCTGAAGAAATGACACAAAGTGTCGGGTTTTTAAAGTTTCTTGCAACTACTGTAATACCTGTAGCTTCTGCTGAAGGTTCTCCGTATGAACCGTATATTATAAAATTAAATGAATTAGAAGAACATGGTAGAGCTTTAGGTTTAGAACCTGAATGGGCTGTTAATCAATTCCTTAATCTTTACGGCGAAGAGTTTTTCTTTCTAAGCGGTAACGCAACTAGAAATGCTAAAGGTGTTGCTCCGACAATAGAGTCGTTTAAATTATCTCAAGAACATAAAGATTTTATAGAAAAATATCCTGTAATGACTTCTGTTGTAACTAATTCTTTGCGTGTTAGCGCTATTGAAGATGGGGCGTTTTCACCGGCTGTTCAACAAATTTTTATGAATGAAGGATGGCGTGAAATTTATACGCCTGAAGAATTTATTAAACAGACAGAAGTGTCACGTGGGTATACTGAATTAAACGCTTGGAAAGATAGCCCGATAGATGGTGTAGAAGGAAGCCCGTCTTATAATCAGTTGTTGTATGCTAATGATGGGTTAAGTAATTCGCCTTCTGCTGCTGTTCATTCTGGTTTGAAACTATATTATGATCTTAAAAAAGCAGAACTTAGTGAAAAATATCCGTTGTTTGGTGAAGCGATTGAAGAATTTAGTTCTTCTAATTATATTGCTGAGGTGATGGAAGGCGCTAGGGCTTTGGTTGAAGAACCGTCGTTAGCGTATAAGCCTTGGATTGGTAGCCTTGTAGAGTATTTAGATATTCGGAACGATTTTGAAAATGATTTGAGAAGGTTGCCTAGTAGTTCTTTGGAAGCTGATAACAATAGGTTATTAATGTATGAGTGGGATCAAGTTAGATCTGAATTTGCTACTAGGCCAGATTTTGCTTTGTTTTATTCAAGGTTTTTAGAGAATGATCTTATTCCCAAGAACAGTTGGGCAGACTAGGATAGTGTTATGGAGTTAAGCGATAAAGCTAAAGATAATTTAAAAAGAATATTCGGCGACGACATAGCTGAGCAATATATTGCACTGTATGAATCTGTTGAAGATTCTATAATTTTTAAACAAATTGAAAAAAGTTGGGAAACTGATTTTGCAAGTACCGAAGAATATGATGCAAACTCGTTGCTTACACAACCGGAAATACTTGGAGTTTTTAATCAAACAATTCTTGAAAATAATAAATTAATAGGACTTAGTTCAGTAAATCCTGAAGGTGTTACTAAAGGTGAATTAGATAGTTTTCTTATAGAGGTAAGAGACAGCGATGAGTTTAAAAGTGTTTTGTCGTTAACTACTCCTACTTTGGGAACAATTAATCCTGAAATGGTTAGAGAAGGATTTATCCCTGAAGGCACAGAAGGGGTAGTAGCACCAGCTACGTCTTTGGGAGTTAGACCTACACCAGAAACTACTTATAGTACTGATGAGGAAGAAGCGTTAGCTGAGCTTTTTTCTGAAACTGATGAATGGTTTATTAAAGAAAATATAGGTGAAGTACTTAATTATTTGCCAGATGACCAGAAAGCATTAATAGCTATTGAATTAGCGTTTGTGAATATTGGCAATATGGGCGATATTTTTAGGTCTGATGGTTCGTTTGACAATACTGCGTTTAATAACCAGATGCTAGAAGCGTATAGAATGATGGAAATTGCTAAACCTACGTTGCCTGTTACTGATGTAGGTGGTGTTCCAGTACCTGCCCAGTTTGGTACTGGTGATCCGACAACGTTTAATATTTTAACTGGTCAAAGCGGAAGAACAGTAGAAGAAATACAAGCCTTATTTGAATTAGGTATAACTCAAGAACGAGAAGAAGAAGGTTATAAAGATTACGACCCTGTGTATTTAATGGATGCTGTTAATAACAAAGCTGGTCAAATGTTAGGTATTGAATTAACAGAAGCGCAGAAACGAGCGTTTGTTGTTTTTATGAAAGAAACAGTTGACCATTATTATACTGATAATATGCAAATGCCTATGGTAGATTCTCAAGCTAAAAAGTTTGTGCAAGAAGAGTTCCCTAAATTGTCTCTAGCTGAAGCTGAGGGTTCGACTATTAGAGCTATTGAAGCTGCTGTTAGGAATATGTAATGATAGATTTGGGTTATGTTTTTGCGTTGGTTGGTAGTGTTGCTGATGGGAGGCACTATGGCTATTCCTAATATTGATTGGAATAAGTTTGAAAATTTAGCTGAAACTGACGGAGATTATAAGTTTGCGCTTGAGTTGATTAGGTCGTTTGATGCGGAAAAAGCTACGTTGGATTCTCAAAGAAGAGTTGAAAATGAGTTGCGTGATTCACGTAATCAAAATATAGAGTTAGAACGTGCGGTAATTATGGCGCATGAAGGGTTCCGTGAAAATGCTTATGAAGATCCTTTGCGTGGCGATGATGTGCCGACTATAGGGTTTGGGTTTACTGGTGGCGTTCAAATGGGCGACACTATGGATAAAGAAACAGCTCTTGCTCGTTTAGATCAAGAAATTGAAAAACATAGAGAAATTTTATTTGCTGAACTTGCATTGAATACCGCTAGTTTGCGTAAAGGTAGTAGCGATCAAGATTATATTAATAGGTTTGGTGATGGTTGGCAGTATGATTTTATTAGTTCGGAGGCTGATGGTGAAAAATACGCTCCGTTGCCTTCAGGTGCTGCTGAACCGTATGTTGAATTAGATCAATATGGCCATGTAACTATTTATGGGTTTGAGAATAGAGAAGAGTTGTTAGCTGCTGGGCAAGAAAGGTATCAGTCTTTAGATGCGAATACGCAAGCTGCGGTTATGTCAATTACGTATAATTATGGTTCTGCTGGTGGTCCAGATTTTGTTAAAGAAATTAATAAAGCTGTAGATACTGGCGATGTTTTAGCGTTAGCTGATTATATTGATAACACAGAATATGGTTTAGCTGCTAGTGATGGCGGTGCTTTGTATGGCAGGCGAAATGATGAAGCTAATCTTATAAGAACTGGAAGAAGTAAAGAGGTTGCTGCACACGCAGCTACTGGCACGTTAAGAGAATTTGGTATGGGCGATCCGTTCCAAGGTGGTAGCGCTGCTCTTCCTAAAGACACGGGTTATGTTGGAGCTACTAGATCTCGCAATCAAGGTACTGCCCGACAAAACCGCATGTCGTCTAGGGCATTTATGGCAGATGGTTCTTTACCTCCTTCTGGGACGCAAGCTCAACCTGCTCAAGAAACAACTTTGAGTGGTAGCGGACCGTTTTTAGGGATTCCATCTTTTGCGGATACGTTAGGAGATGCAACTGGTTTAAGTGAACAATACGGTGCGTTTGGTTTCTTTATGTATGACCGTGACATAAGAGGTGATTTATATATCGGGCTTGATATTAATGGTAACCCTGTTGCATATAACGATCCTTCAAAATTAACAGAAGTAGACGTTGTTACTTATATAGAATCAACTCCTATAGACCCGACTACTGAAAACGCTATGCTGTACCAAATTCCGAGTTTGTTGCGTAAAACTGAATGGGGTATGGAAAATAATTCACGTATGCGTGAGTTCGATGTCGAGTATCAAAAGAAGAGTGAGGCAGATCGTTTAGAATTTTTGCAAGCAACTATAGATCAAGTGAGCGATAGCCTTAGAGGTTTTGGGTATGAGTTATCTGACCAAGAAATTTATAATTTAGCTTATCAGTTTCAAAGATTAAATGGCCCTGTTACAGAAACAAATACTGATACGTTGTATAAAACTATTTTTGCTGAAATTGAAAATAAAGAAATGGTTAATGAGTTAAATGAATTTCAAGGAAATGTAGAAAATATTTTAGTAACTGCTGGCGATTATTATTTAAATATGAATGAAGAACAAGCTAGAGAATATGCAGAGCAGTTGCTTACTGGTGATTTAACTCAAGGAGAATTTAAACAAATGTTGCAGGATCAGGCGTATATTGCTTATCCGCATTTAGAAGAGCAAGCTACAAAATTAGGGGTAACTCCTAAGCAGTTACTTTTTAATACTGAAACATCTATTGAGAATTTGTTAGGTAAGAAAGTTGATTTGCGTGATAGTAAATGGAATCCGGTTATAAATTATGTTGATGATTCAGGTAGCCCTAGATTGATGACTACTTGGGAAGCAGAAAATTATGTGCGATCTACTGGGGATTATTTAGGTAGTAACAAAGGGCAAGAAAAGATATATAGTCTTGTTGATGCTTTAGCTGATTCGTTTGGGAGGGTTTAAATAATGGCATTTGTTGATGTTCCGCAAGAAGCTATAGAAGCTATGGAAAATTATAACCCTAATCAAGGGCAAGGTGGGCCGTTTTTAGGAGTGCCTTCGGAAGAAGAAATTAATGAGGCAATAGAACAAGAAACACAAGATAATTTGTATGTAGGGCCAAATCTTTTTATAGATCAAGATACACCAGTATCATCTACACCAGAATATAATGCAGACGAAGCATACGACATACTTGAAGATTTGTTAAATCAATATGATTTACCTTTATCTTTAGTAGGTAAAATTAAAGAATGGGTTTCTTTAAATCTTTCAGTTCAGCAGATGGAAATTCGGTTACGAGGAACAGATGAATATAAAGATCGGTTTGCTGGTATGGCTACTCGTAGAGAAAACGGTTTGAATCAAGTTTCAGAAGCTAGATACCTTGAATTAGAAAGTGGTTACGCTAGTGTTTTAGCTGAATTTGGTTTGCCTGAATCTTTTTATGATTCGCCTGACGATTTTGCGTCTTTTATAGGTAACGATGTTTCGCCTGAAGAATTTGCTACACGTACAGCGTTAGCAGCGCAAGCAGTATCAGAAATTGATCCTAATTTAGATGAAGAGTTACGGCGGTTGTATCCAGAAATAGACGACGGAGATTTAATATCGTATTTTTTAGATCCTGATAGGGCCGTTCCTTTAATGGAATTAAAACTGCAAATGACTGCTGCTGGGCTATCTTCTACAGCTAAAAGCACTTTAGGTGAAGGGTTTAGTACTGGTGTGGCTGAACAGTTAGCTAGGCAACCTGATGTGCAACCAGTTTCAGTGCGTGCTTTAGCATCTAGCGCTGGTTTAACACAGTCTACGTTAAGAAGCCAAGGCGTTTCTGTTGATACGTTAGCTTCTTCTGCTTTTGGTTTGGATGCTGATGACGCTACTTTAGTTAGACGTATGCGTGAAAGAAGGCAACAGACGCAACAGGCTGGAGCTGGTAGTTTGTTGCAACAAACTGGTGCTTCTGGGCTGGGCGCTGCACAAACAATGGGTTATTAACATAGGTTGTAGACACAAACCTTAATTTTCTCTATGTTTATATTTGTGATCTGCCCCATTAAGAGGGTGAGCCGTTCACACACAAAAAAAAATTAACTCCGCTAACATGCCACCGTTGTTAGCGTGTACCAGAGGTGAGTGACATAATGGAAAATGAGTCTACAGAAACCGAAGAAGTTTCTAGTACTGAATCCAAACCAAATTGGCGTAGAGAACTTGAAGCGAAAGCTGCGAGGGCTACTGAGCTTGAAGCGCAAGTTGAGCAGATGCAACGTAAAGAAGTGTTCCGTGATGCTGGCTTAGATCCATCTAATAAGATGACTGAGTATTTCATGAAAGGCTACGAAGGCGAGCTATCTGTTCAAGCGATACAAGCTGAGGCTAACGATGCTGGGTTGTCTGCTATGACGACTACAGCTAGTATCGGCAATTTGGCAGAGCAGCAGGCGCAAGCAAATCAGTTTGAAACGGAGCGTAGAATCCAACAAGCTGGCGATGATGCTGGTCCTGTGGCAGATGCTAACCTTATTGAGTTAATTAAACAAACTAAAAACCCTGAAGAATTACGGGCAATTTGGGAATCTAATGGCGGTACTTGGAACGCAATGGTGTAAGTAGGCTCCAAACTTAATTGGAGAAACTACAATGGCAACTACAGGAACGGGACAAGTAAGTTCCGATACCGCCGCATTTGAACAGTTAGCGTATTTCGCTCTCCGTTCACAACCTATGTTTGAGATGGTATGTGACGTAAAGTCAACTAACCAGTCTCATGCAGGTGCTAGCGTCCAATTCAACATTTATAGTGACCTTTCTCAAGCTACATCAGCTCTCACTGAAGCCAGTGACGTAACTGCTGTTGCGCTTGGTGATTCAACGGTTACTGTAACTCTTGCTGAATATGGTAACGCTGTCACCACAACCGCTAAACTCCGTGGAACCAGCTTCTTAAACGTAGACGCTGACGCTGCGAACATTATCGGTTACAACATGGCCAACAGCCTCGACAATATCGTTCACGGTATTCTTGTCGCTGGAAGCAACGTGCTGTACGGTGGCGATGCCACAGCTACAGGAGAACTAGCAGCAGGCGATATTATGACCGCTGCTCTTGTCCGTAAAGCTGTTGCTAATGCCCGTGCTGCATCTGCACCTACTTTTGATGGAGGCGTTTACGTTGGATTTATCCACCCTGACGTTTCCTACGATTTACGAAATGCTACTACGGTAACTGACGTAATCGCACACCAAAACCAGCAAGACGCTGGCGCTATCCGAACAGGTAGCATTGGTGTTTATGGTGGTGTTGACTTCATTGAAACCCCACGTTTGGACATTGGTACAAACGCTGGTGCTTCTAATGTTGACGAGTATGAAACCATTATCTGTGGTAAGCAAGCTATGGCAAAAGCCGTTAGCCGTGCAGCCGGATTTGGTGAAGACCCCAGTGTCGTATTTGGTCCTACAACTGATCTCCTCCGACGTTTCAACCACGTTGGCTGGTATCACCTTGTTGGGTACTCACGATTCCGTGAAGCATCCATCAGAAGGATTGAATCTTCATCCTCAATAGGCGCTAACTAATAGCTCCTAACGATAGTTTGGGAAGGCTAACTTTACTGGGAGGTTGGCCTTCCCTCTATCTTTTAATGTGTTAGTATATTATTATTAACGGTTATGGAAGACGAACAAGTAGATGTGGTTATAACTGCTGAGACGATACAAGCCAGTGTTGTAACTGATAAGGAGAACGCTGATGGCTAGCGGACTTTATGGGATAACGTTCCTAAACGCTTTAAAAAATACTCTTGCGTTAGATTTAGACAGCGACACTATTAAAATAATGTTAGTTACGTCGTCGTATACGCCTGATTTTGGAGCGCACGATTTTAAAGCTGATGTAAGTAATGAAGTTTCTGGAACTAATTATACTGCTGGTGGTAATACGTTAAGTAGTTTGGCTTTAACTCAGACAGGTGGCACTATTAAATTTGATGCTGCCGATACGTCATGGTCATCTGCGACGATTACAGACGCTAGAGGCGCTGTGATTTATGACGATTCTTTAACTGATGATCCTCTTATTGCGTACATTGATTTTGGCGCTAATTATTCTTCCACTAATGGTACGTTTACTATTGCGTTTAATGCCGGTGGTATTTTTACTATTGATTTAACCCCGTAGGAGGGTGAATGGCTGCAACATCTTATCCGAGTAGTTTAGATGGTACAGGGACTCTCCCTAGTAGTATTTCTGAAACTGCTAATCTTAATTCACCTAATCATGCTGATATGCATGAGGTTACGAATACGGCGATTGTTCAAATTGAAGAAAAGTTAGGCATTGGAGATACTACTTGTGCTGACGGTACTGTGTTACATGGTACTGGTTCTGGTACGTCTACGTGGACTTCTGATCCGTCAATTATTGGTTCTTTGTCGGTTGCTAAAGATTCTGCTGATGCGGTTATTAATTTAACTTCTCATCATGATACTGAGGCGACTGCTGCGGAATTTACTTTAAGAAAAAGTGATGGTACTAAGGCTTCTCCGGCTCTTGTAGATGATGACGCTATTCTTGGAAAGATTATGTTCCAAGGCTATGACGGGGATAGTTGGGCTAATGGAGCGCAGATTAGGGCGCAAGTAAATGGCACACCTAGCGGAAGTTCTATGCCTACTGAATTAAAGTTTTTGGTAACTGCTGCTAGTTCTCAAACGCCAGTAACTGCTGTTACTATTAGATCAGATAAAACAGTTAGCTTTGCACAAAGTACATATCACTCTCAAGCGATTCTTGCTGCAGATGGTCGAGCTGGTCTTGGGCTTGCTTATAGTTTTCAAAATGATACTGATACTGGTTTTAGTTTAGCTACAGATATAGGTACAAACACAGTAGCTCTTACTGGCAAACTTGTGTTAGATACTGCTTTGCCTACAGCAAGTTCTGGAGGGTACGCTGCTTTAGTTAGAATGGACAGTGACGGATCTATTAAAGAATGGACTTCTAGCGTTAGATGGAAAAAAGATATTGAAGATCTTTCTACGGAAGAGGCTTACAAAGTTCTTGATGCTAGACCTATTAAGTACAGGGGTTTAGATGATGATTCTTCTGCTCCTTTAGAAGCTGGTTTATCTGCTGAAAGTGTCCATGATTCTGGTTGGACATACGCTGTAGGGTATGATGCTGGCACAGAAACTCCTCGTTCAGTTCATTATCAAATGTTAGTTACTCCTTTAATTAAAATAATTAAAGATATGAATGACCGCTTAAAAGAGTTGGAAGGATAATAATGGAAATCAGCCCAGTAGAGTTACTTCAAGAAGTAGAAAGACAATTTCCTAAAGAATTAACAATTTGTGCGTTGACACTACAAAACAGAAAGTTGCAAGAGCCATCAGAAAATGATACCGACGACGAACAGTAGCATAAATACTAAACTTTTACACCCTGAGTTTAAACGCAGGTTAGAAGCGTTCTTTGCTGACGACAGAATCTCTGGCCGTGTCAAGGTGGTATCTGCTGTGCGTACTTATGCACAACAAAAATACTTGTACGACGGATACAAAAGCGGCAGGGCAGGTTTTAATTTAGCTGCTAACCCTGACCGTAAAACAGCGTCAGGTTTTCAGGGTTCGTATCACATGCAGCAACCAGCGTTTGATAATTGGGGTTATGCCGTTGACTTTAGAATTACTGGGCGTGGTATCAGTACTTCTCAAGTAAACGCTATAGCTAAATCTTATGGTATGGTTGCATACGTTAGAGGAGAGTGGTGGCATCACCAGCCTTGCAAGGTAGTTAAGGGCAAGATTCAGTGGTTTGATGCTCCGGCTTTGAAGGGAACGAAAGCTAAGAAGAAAGTTAAGCAAGACCTTAAGGGTATTGGCGCTGCGTTAGCTGAAATAGAAGATTTGATTCGACGACACCCATTAAAGAAGGGTTCTAAGGGGCAGCCTGTGAAGGTAGTTCAGGGGCTTCTTGGTAATAAGGGGTTGTATCGGTACAAAGTTGATGGGGATTTTGGAAGGCTTACGCATAAGGCTGTTGTGGAGTTTCAGAAGCGTCGTCTATTATATGTTGATGGGATCGTTGGTCCTAATACTTGGAAGGCTTTATTGAGAAAATGAAAGAATATCTAGATTTACTTGAACGCTGCGGAGCGACTTTCGTACAAGCAGCAGTAGCCACGATCAGTGGTAACTCCTTCCTTGAGATGGGCGTAAGCAACTGGAAACTTGTTGTAGCTTCTGGGTTTGCTGCCGTGTTATCTGTTCTTAAAGGTTGGGCTGCTACTAAAGTTGGGGATAGTTCGTTCTCGTTGGTTGGTCGTAAGACTCAGCCTGAGGAGATTCTTTACGGAGAAGAATAGGGGTTTTGTATGGCTACAAATTTCCCTAGTAGTTTAGATACTTCGACTCAGCAGCCGACGATTGCTTCTTCGGATGAGATGGATGATTCTGGTAAGGAGCATGATGTTGTTCATACGAATCATTCTGGTGCGATTATTGCGTTAGAGACGAAGTTGGGTACTGGTGATTCTAATGCT